TCGGTAGACTCGATGTTTTCGAAGCCCTCGCCGGCTGAAATCGCCTCGTAGGTCGCGTAGTCTTCTTCACCGAGTGTGCAGTACGCCGCAGCTTTCTGGGTCGATACGTAAGACATCGTCCCGGAACGCTGGCCTTCCGGCACCCAGCCCATCGCGTCATAGCCGGAGCCGGTGATTGCCGCAATCTGCTTCCACTTCGCAGAATCGCCGTAGCCGATGGGGCGGCCAACGCGCGGAATCTTATTACGCAAGGGAGTGATGACGGGGTAAAGATTTTTCGCCGGTGCCTGCAGGTCGTAATAGACCAGGCCGGTACTGACGGTGACGCCCTTGGCCAAGGCTTCTTCCTTGGACATCGGGCTTCGGAGAGCCTGCTTGGTAAAGGCAAGGGTCTCCGCAGTCGGATTCAACATACAAATCCTCAAAAAGTGAAAGGGTTGATTAGGGAATTGGGGGTAGTTACAGAGCGGGCATTTCCATGGGATTGTTCATCGTGAGCTTCATCAGCTCACGGGAGCGCTCCCCCGGACTCATCTTTGCCAGCCTGGCCTTGTACTCAGTATCGGTTTCGCCATCGGCTCCGCCGCTGTCCTGAGTTTTGGAAACCGTCCTCACATGGCCCTTGGGAGCGGCAGGCTGCCGTTCCAGGTGTTCCATTCTCTTGACGAGTTCCGATTTTTCCTGCTGAAGGTCACCGATCTGCTTTTGCAGACCCTCAATGAGGGGAATGGCCTTCAACAGTGTTTCATTGGTTGCAGCTGCCACTTTGGAAATGGCGAGCACTTCATCCGTCTTCCCGTTGAGCTGCTCGTAGAGCTTGCTCATTTTCACGGCACTCTTACCCATGCCGTCTGCATCATCTTCCGGCTCGGCGCGTTCGCCCTTCGCCCCGAGATCGAGTGCGGTGTTTTTCGCTTCAGCGGCGGCCTTGTGCATGTCGGCGCATTTCTCGGCCATCTCGCCCATGCATTTATGGACATCCTCGGCGTGATCATGCAGAGCCTGGACGCGCTCGGCGTCGGCTTTACTGTGACGCGCACCGGCTTTTTCCATGGTCTCGGCGAATTTTACCAGCTTCTCGCCCAGGGCGGATTCGGCTTTGCTGTCCGATTTGACAAGGGGTTTGGCTTTCGCGCGCGCCGCCTTGGCTATGGCTTCGGGGTGACCCGCAGGAAGACCAGCAGCCATCTCAAGGACGTCCTCATCTTTTCCGTCCGTCAGCTCCGCCGTCTCTTCTTGGACCAGAGTCACGAGTATTCCGCACATCTGAATGACAAGCGCCTTCAGCTTTGCTGGTATTTCAGTGGCTTTATCATCCTCCATGAACTGCTCGAAGGCGACGGTGCTTTGCAGACTCTGAAGCTCATTGAGTAGATTGGCCATCCAACCCACTTGATGAAGCCCCTTCTGGAGATCAGTTGCGGGCGCGGCCTTTTCTTTCTTGTCCTTCTTCTTGCCTTTCCAGTCATCGGGAAGGGCATCCTCGGCCCCAATCGCCTTGGCGCGCGCAATGATGTGCGCTTTCACTTCCGGCTTAGAACCGGCACGGCCCCAATCATGAACTGCATTCTCCACATCCTTCTTCGTCTTAATTGGGAATGAGCCATCTTCCATGGCTTCCTTGCCGGCCATTTCCTTGTGCTCCTTGTCGGAATAATCCTTTTTCCCGAGCGCATCAGCAGCTGCTTTGTCGGCCTCTTCCTTGGCGGCTTTTTCCTTCGCGGCCATTTCGGCATCGTCTTTCTCGGCCTTTTCCTTCGCCTTTTTGGCCTTCTCCTCGCGGCGCTCCTTCTTGGCCTTTTTCTCGTCTTCCGAGTCGCCGTCCTTGTCCTCATCGTCCTCGGGCTTCTTAGCGGCTTTCAGTAGCTGATCCATTTGGGACAGCGCGGGTGCAAGCTCGGCTTGCTTTTCGAGGTGGAGATTATGGACTTCGGCTTCGCGCTTGCTGTCGAACGGAGTGCTGTCATTGGCGAGCCACTTCTGCACCGGCGCAGACTTGGGCTTTACTGCCTTGCCGTCCTTCACGAGCGCGGGCTTCGCATCAGTGGCAACCTTCGCCAGCAACGCCTTCTGCTCGTCCGTCGCCTCGCCTTTGGCATCCGCATCCTGAGCGGCTTTCAGCAATTCCGCATCGGCCTGCGCAATGAGCGCCTTCTGTTCGTCAGTTGCAGTGCCTTTTGCCAGCGCCTCTTTGGCGGCAGTGAGTGCCTTGGGGTCCATGGAATCCTCGTTGTGTGAAGGGGTGATGAATTTGCGCAGCTCGTGTGAGCCGTCCATTTTGATCGCGGTGAAAGTGGCCGTTGGAACACAGGGGTTATCGACGAGCGATATTTCGCTCAGCTCGGGAGTGAAACGCCAAAAACTGGGGTTATCCTTGTCCTGCCAGCGCTTCGTGTAAGAACCGCCGATGGAAAAGCCCGTATAGACACCTTCACGGCACTTTTCCCACTCATCCTCGTCGATGATCTTGGCCACGCCTTCGATGCGTTTGTTGTCGTCATCGAAGGAAATATCTGTGAACTTGCCAGCGGCCACCTTATCGTGCATGGCACGTACATTGCCCAGCGATTTTCCACCCGAGGCGGCCTTAATCTCGTCGGACCATGCCTGAACGGCAGGCTTGCCGGATGCGTAATCAAAAATCTCTCCCGACTTATCCGGGCATTCCTCAGTCAGAACGCCATATACCAAGCGTTTTTCCTCGTCGATCTTCGTGATCGGAAGAAAGAGACGAAGCTCGGACATCGGGGCGACTCATGGAGTGGGTTAAAAAACAAAAGGGCTGCCCGGTTAAGAGCGGCCCTCAGGGAACCAGCAACGAAAGGAAATCAGTGTCTCGTAGCGGTGTGCACGTTTAGCTCGCATAACTGCACAAACCGTTGCGCATCGACATCGCCCAGCTTTGCCGCGCGCTGAATACGCGCCAGCAGCATGAACTTCTGCACGGAGAGGATGTTTGGGTTGTTCGAGTTGAGGATGGCGATGATGTTCTGCACGACGCTACTCGTCTGCGTCATCCGTCTTTTTTGCCAGATAGATCGAAACCCATTGGCTGTCTTGACTTGACGAAAGGCAGACCTGTATGGTCGTAGACGACCGGTTGTTGCGGCTTATCCTGTTCGAGTACCGTTCTCACTTCCGGCACCCGACCGCCGTCAAACCACCAGTCATTCATCTTCGTCATCGTTTGAATCCTTCTCGTCATCGACCACCGACTCCGTATGGCATTCGCAATTTGGATGGGCGGTTTCGCAGTCATCTCCGCTTGGAAAGGAGTCTTCGACGTCGATTTCGCCAGCATCCTGATTTTCTTCGCAGATAGGACAAGGGTCTGAATCGCATACCCAAATCTTCTTCAGCTTCACGCCAGCCGCTTTCGCTTCCTTGTACCCCGCCAAGGCCCCCTGCCCGGTCGCCATCGCTACTTCCGTATCGGCGATCAGCGTGGCGCGTTCTTGGCCGAAAATGCCAGACGCCATAATCTGGTCGATGATATCCTCCCGCATCGCTCCGGCTTCAAGGCCGTCACCGACGATCGTGCGCAGCATGTCGCGCGTCGAGTCGTCGATATCGGTCACCAACTCGGCGGCGCGTTGTTTTGCATACGCCGCCGCGCGCTCATTCGCATGGCTGAAGAAATCTGTTTCCTCGGAGATTCCAAGGGAAACCAATTCATCACCTGCTCGGTCTGCCGCCACATTTTCAAGCCACGGATGAACGGCTGTGAGGCCAGCAAGTAATTCAAGGTCAAGATCGGTGACTATTCCATCGGATTCATCATCGCTATCGGCCTTGGCGAGTTTTCCCAGCGCTGTTTTTAGCTGCTTGGCTACCGACCTGCCGGTTTTCGCCAGAACCTTCGCGGCAAGCCGCTTTATGGCTCCGCGCGATTTCCGTGCCTGTAACCTGTCATGAGGAGATATGGATTGGGCTTTTTTTTTAAGCCCTTGGCCATTTTGCTGTTTGTGTCAGCATGGTCATCCGGCTGCTTTTGTTTAGATTTTGGGTTATTAGGCGCTTTCTGGCCGCCACCATCACCCCCGCTGTGTTCATCGTCTATCTGACGACCGCCATTGTGACCCATGCGCGCCGCTGCGGCATCTGACATAGCCTGCTGCTGTGCCTGATTGTCGGCGTCCTGCTCTTCCGGTGATTTGATGGCAACATATCCGGTTGCGGTGAGTGCCATCGGCACTGCGAAAGCACCCCCTAAAGCATCTTCGCCCATACCATCGCGCGCTTCATCGATGGAGATAATTCCTGCTTTAACATCGCCCTGCCGGATGGTCGCCGCCACCTCTGGGTCCATTTCGCGGTCGTCCTGATAGTCAAATACCAGATCAGGAGACTTGAAATCTTCGGCGATGATACGATTCCAGAATTTCCGGATGAACTTCATCAGCGGCGCAAGGCCTTCCTCGCGCGCCTGATCGTGCTGGTTTTCCGCTACCGCACGGTTATTCGCTTTCACCAGAGCAGTGGGCGATATCGAGAAGACGAAACAAATAACCCGTGTCAGGTAATCGTCATATTCATCCTTCAGTACCGGCTCTTTCGTGGCCTGGTACTTGAACTCACCGGGAAGAAACTTAAGATGACGGCGCTGCCCGAGATTCCCGGACATCATCGAATCCCACCACTTCTGGAAATCCGTGATCTGTTCTTGCGTCCAATCCTTCGGGAGCCCAAGGAAGGCATCGGGTTGACTGCCTTCGCGGTAGTATTCCAGCTGGGACAGCGCCCGCCGGATGGCAGTGTTTACCGTGATGATTATCTGCTCAACATGGGAGTAGCCGTACAGCTTGTGACTGCGTGGATTCCGCATCAGGTAGAGCAGCTCGTCCGAAGTGTAATCGACAGCCGGAACGCCTTTCAGCACTTCCTGATAAGCCGGATCGGGAGGTGAGGGCCGGAAGCCATAATCGTTAATAAGAGGCTTTATCCTCGCGCCGTCGATTATCCTAAGCGCGTAGAGATCACCCTTCCGGTCCGGCCAGCGATACACGCTCGCTGCGTCGATAACGAACGCGTCTTCGAGTAACATCCGCATCCACTGATCGAAGCCCCGTTCCTTATCGGGACTCTCCATGAACGCGGTAATCTTTTCGATACGCTTCTGCTGGTCTGCAGTAGCCGTCACACGCTTTTTGTCGCCGTCAATCGGCTTGACCTTTACCCCCCAGTCCAGTGCTTCGATCTGATCCTTGCGGGTTTCGATGACGGCGCGCAGGATGTCGCAGTTATCGGCAAGTCCTCGCATGTCCGCGAAGGAAACACCCTCATTGCCGCGCGGGCTGTAGTTAAGATTCAGTCCGGTGGGATAGTCCCACGTGCGGCCCTTGACATCCGCAGGGGCCACGGGCGGCAGAGGCTGCAACGGCGAAAACCACCCGTTTGGTGCGACGCCGGAGACAACGTAGCGCGCAGCCTGCGTCACGCGCCTGACGATGCCGGGGGAGATCGGCGTTACCTTTCCCCCTTCCGGCATGACCTACCTCGTGTAGTGGCTAGACGCCGAGCGAGACGGCGGGCGTATCCGCGTTAAGCGTGAGCGTCGCGCTTGCCGGGAATGTTGCGGGCAATGCGCCGTAGGTGGCTGCGACCGAGATACCCGTGACCGCCTCGCCCGATGCCACAAGAGCATGCGCCGCGGTGTCGTAGCCCAGCTCGTTCGAGATCGTTCCGGTGTAAAGCGTCTTCACACCCTCTACGCTCGGGAACGTGCTGGAAGCCGTAAAGATCGAGGCAATCCAGTACCAACCGGGGGTGAGGGTCGGAGGAACGGTAGGTGTGGTGGTGGAGACAGCCGTGCCGGTCAATCCCGTTACCGCGCCGGAATCATAAATAAGCGCGCCGGGATAGCCGTTGCTGTCGGCATAGATACCCAGATGCGCCGCGCCACCGGTCTGGCCGGTCGTGACGCTAAGATTCAGCGTGGCGACGGAGACAGCATTCGGAACATAGATCGGGTAAGCATAGAGCGTGCCCGTCACCGTCAGCACGGGCTCAAGCGTCGCGCCGGGCGGCAGGCCGTAGAAGCGGCCTTTTACCCACGGGAGCACCGGAGCATTTTCGGGGCTGGGGATCAGCGAGCAGCCGCCCTTCAACAGGTCGGTTACGTCAGTGCCGACATTAACCGGCGTAACAACGCCATTGACGGCGGTGTACGTGTTCCCGCTCTGACACTGCTGGGTGTAATTGGGCTGGCCCGTGGGGGCCTGTAGGGTCGTAGTTGCCGTCATAAGAACTCCTTGCGTGAGGTTTATGGTTGTTTCGTCTTTTCGGTAGATTTCTGTGCGGCCTTCGCCTGCGACTCCGCGTAGCCGAGCCAGCCGGCACCGGGAATGGGCTGCAGGATTGCGTTTACGGCACCGGCGAGCGCATCGACCTGATCGTCGTGGCCTTTCGTGGGAGGAAAATTCTCCAGCTCGCTGAAGAATGTTTCGTTCCACGCGCCCCGCACGACCTTGATATTGCCGACTTCAGCCTGCGAAGATGCCGGACCGGCACGCGTTACTTTATCGCCGGTCTCGCGCTCTGAGTGGACTATGTAGCCCGCAAGCTGCGTCGTCAGGTATGTTGACTGCGACTTTCCGGCCTGTCCGGGATCTTGGGGGATTCGTATCCTTACGACCTTGCCGTCACCCGCAGCGATATTACTTATCGCGGTCTCCACGGTACGAGGGCTGCCCTGGAACCGCTCGACGTGCTCGACATAGAAGATTCCCCTGCCATCCCTCGAAAGCTTAAGGCCCACGGTCCAGTCGGGATCGCTGCCCTCTTTCTTTTCCGTCGCTGCCAGGTCCCAGCTTCTGATAGCTGGAAGCCCGGCAGGTGCGGCGTCTATCACCTCGAAATAGCTGCGCTTGAAATATAGACCGGCGCTCGGCCTGATTTTCCAGTTGCCCTTAAGAAGCCTCTCACGCTCGACCAGGGTCTGGGCTTTAAGATTCGCCTCATAATCCGGGTCCTTCTCCATGAGGATTTTGTTGTCCTCAAGCTTCGAGAGAATAAAGGTAACCGATTTAGGCTCGTTGGCCTTGGTGCCCGGACTTCCCGCGATCAGTTCTTCTTTGCTATCGCCCCATACAAGGTCGTCGCCACGGCGGATAAACCACCGGACCACGCCGCTGCGTTCCTGTATCGCATATCCGGTATCCGGGTCAATCCACCAAGCGATGAACTCCGCCACCCAGCTATCTGCATCGGGATTCGTCGTTGCGCGGATATAAGGCTTGACGCCGCATGTCGTGCGATTGCGGCTCAGCATGTAGAAGAACTGCGTTTTCGTGAAACCGGTCAACTCGTCAAAGCCGATGAACGGTATCTGTGCGCCCTTCCAAGCGTATTTTGTGGATTCCTTTTCCAGATGCGAGAAGCTGACCCGCGCGCCGGAAGGAAATCGCCAGTCGAGATTCTGTTCTCTCGGAACAGCCCCCGGAATCTGTCCATAGAGGCCTGAGCTTTCATCCCACAAACCGCCCTGCTTGCGGATTTCGACCGATTCGCGCCGAAAGATTACTGCGCCGAACTTGGGGTTCGCCATGTGGCGGAGCGCTTCAAGAAGCAGCCCGTATGATTTGCCGCCACCCGCAGCACCACCAAAAATAACGATGTCGGCCGGAGTGGACAGGAAGGTCTCTTGCGGCCCTTCCTGCGGCCTAATTTCCGTCGCGTCCATTGGACGGCAGGTAAATCACGGGCGCCTGCAGGTCCTTGCCGTCCTTGCCAGTGAATTGGTTTTCCTGCGGCAGTTTGCCGTCGATGTTCTCCGTCGCATATCCAATGGCCTGCATGTCGCCTTTCAGCGCCTTCTTAAGTGCCACTGCGGCGATTAACTGCGCCACCGTGGGCTCGTTCTTGCCGAGTGCGTTGATTTCCTCGATGCTGTGATTGGCGAGATATTTCACTGACTGACGGATGGACCATTTGGCCGGACCCTTCTTTGTCGCCTTGCGTGGGTCGGGACCATCGGGATCGCCGAAGCGATGCCCTTTCGATGCATCGGCTGTCAGGTTGTGGCCTCTCTTTCCCATCGGTCGTACTCAATACTTAATAAGTTGATGTTCTGGTATTAATGACTGAACGCCCGTTCATTTCTTCTTGGGGTTCTTCTCGGTAAGAATACTGAATTCGTGATTGCACTTCGGGCAGTGCACGATGCGTGAGTCTTCCTCATCCGCCCCGGCTCCGGCCTTGTCGTCCTCCGGCCCGGTCTCTTCGCCCAGCCCCAACCACTTCTCCGGCATGCCGAAGTCCGTAAGCTCCTCGATGCTGAAATCCGCACTCAGCAACTCGAAATCCCATTCCCCGAACGGGAGATTATCCTGGATCAGCAGGCGTCGGAATTGGTCATCCGTGAGGTCGCGATTGGGAACCAGGACCGGCACTTCCCTGATTTTCAGTTCCTGAAATATCTTCAGGCGCTGATGGCCGCCGATGATGCGCAAGTCCTTCGTTGCAAGGACGCGCTGATGGTAGCCGTTTTCCGTGATGCTTTTCTTCAGGCGCTCATAAGCTTCCGTCGAGATCCTGCGTGGATTCCGTTCAAACGGCGTGAGGTCTTTGACCTTAACCGTCTTCTCGGTCCACTTGATCACACGAAATCTCTGAAATGAATTAAAATGGTGGTTTGGGCGACTAACCCCGCGCAAGGTGAAGTCGACTCCGCCGCCTGGTTGCTTGTTTTTCTGTTTTTCGCAGCGGTAAAGGCAGTTTCCAACGCGATGACCGAACTACGGTCTCAGGAGGTCGACATGATGGCAAATGTTAAATCGTTCGCAGCTGGGGTGGTAGAAACCATCTGGGCGGTTGGAGCCGGCGTCCTCGCGGCCTGAAGTTTTTCCCGCACTACTTCGAATCGACGATCCCGTTCAGCTTGCGCCACGCCGCGAGCTTGCGCTCATAGGCAAGCTGCTTCATCTCGGATTCCTCGCGGGTCATGGTCGTGCGCACCACGGGCTTATCAAGGGTCGCCGAGATGCGTACCGCCTGGCAGGAGCCGGGGTCGAGAACAGAGGGCGGCGAGACACTGGATTTCAGGAAGGCCATCACGGAATCTTACCGGAGGCCAGCGCAAAGGCAATAAAAAAGCCGCCTAAGGGCGGCCATATTTTTGAGACACGAAGTGCGTGTCAGTGAAAGCACTCTAGCTCACCCATCTGTAATTTGCAACACATTTTCTGCATCTTTAAAAAAGTAGCAACTTTCCATAGTCTTTCGGCATCTACGTTATTGACGGAGGCTGACTCAATGAATCGCCGTAGCTTTTTGGGCTACATGAGCCTCATTCCGACGCTGGCTCACGCGCAGGAAACCGAAGGAGTCAACACGTTCTCAGAGGACCTGTCCTTCTTCTCCGCTAGTCCAAACGATCCCGATCGTTTTAAGCTCTGTCGGAAGCGCTTCCCAATAGTCGAACACGACTATTTCTATCAAGGCAAGCGGATTGCACTCTTGTCAGATATGCTCCATGTGTCAGCGAACATCCACGACATTGATCGCCGGTATGTTCGGGTCGCAAAAGACGGCACGCACACGTTTTACTTCAAAAGGCGCCCTCTTACACACGACCAAGCAGATTTTTGGCGGGGTGTGTTCATTAAGTATCGCGACAAGGCGGACTGGCTTCCACATTATTCGGTTGACGCCGCACTACTATTTGCTACTTGGATCGTGAGCACTGAGCTGGAGCCAGTAGTTGGGTTCGCGACTGGGGCCGTGGGCCTCTGGGAGCTTCTAACTAACGCATATAACGACTTCAGAGGAACCAGAGACGCACAGCACATCATAGATACGGCTAAGGGTGGTGTTAGCTTTATTTTTTCCCAGCTAGAATTCAAGCCGAACGACCCCCAGCACTGTGCCCTCGGAGTCTTTTACCAAGGCAACACTAACGATCGTGCAATCGCACTTTGGATGCAGACGTACCATAACATGGTAGGTTTCCCGCTCCGCCCGGACCTTATCGAAGGCTGGTCGTAGCTCTACTCTCAGACTCATTTTGCCGCGCGTATTCGCACAAGAATCGCCTCCCTCGCCTCCGATACCGCCTTATCCAACTCTTCGAACGCATATTGAATCCTCGGCCCGAGGCCATACAGCGCGCTGTAATCTGCTTCGCCCAAGAAATTGCCGTCGATATCCGGCTCGCAGAAACATACGAGGCTTACCAGCTTCCAGGACGTGCTGTGCCGCTTTATCACCCGCTCCGTGTTGATGAACAGCGTCATGGCGTCTATACCGCTGTCTCCCTCGCCAATATCGTTGTAGATTCTGCCCGCCGTTCGCGAAAACGCGCAATCGCGTATCGTCATGATGCGTTTGCCGCTGTCGTGGTGCTGCTGCTCGATGATCCCCCTTCGAAGGCACTGGTCGAGCGGGTGCTTGCTCTTCACAAGGATGCTGCCGTTGTTGTATTCCACGCTGCCGCGCGCTACCAGCGGGTCCGCATATGCCTTCACCTGCTTCGGCGCCAGTTGCTCACGCATGTCGATGAAACCCGTTTCCTCCACGGCCGCGGCTATCCCCATAGGCTTGTCCTCCTGTTTGTTTTTCATGCAAGCGTTTCCCAGTTCAGTTTCCGCTCCGGCCCGCGCACGCGGATGATTTCACCGGTCTTCTCGCGCCACATCTGGCGGTATTTTTCAACCTGAGCATCGAACCATTCACCGGAGATACGCTCCGCTTCGAACGGTGAGGCGTTCTGAAGTGTGCAGAGCAACTGCGGGTCGCGGCTGAATTTGCGCAGGCAGGCGAGTTCGCCGTGGTTGTGTTGATAGGCGTGTTCGTGGAACGTCATCGGAACACAGGAAAACGGCGCTTTGTAACCCGTTCCGAACGTCGCCGCCCGCCGGACATGGCAGGCGATATTTCGCCATTCCCCGAGGTCCGGCATCCATTCGGAGAATTTACCACTGAGGCAGCTTGCGAGAGTTTCGATCCAGGAGCGGAAGGCGGCATCGGTCATTTCACTTGTGCTCCACGAAGGAGAATACGAAAAATATTACTGCAGCGACGTATGCCCCGAAGCGATCATTGGCACTCACAGCGCCAAGCCAGCCGAAATACGCGATGGCGGCCAAAATCATCCAGTATTGCTCACCAGTCATGCCGCCTGCCCTTTCCTGAATTCCTCGATGTCCGTCATTTGCTGGCTACCCGCTTGTTTTGGTTAAGCTTCTGCTCGATAACCTCTTCTCTGGTCATTCCGGCATACGGGCTGGGAGCGGACACAGCAGGTTTCGCCAGTGGTTTCGTCTTCGCGCCCAAGAACCGGCTATACGCCTCTGGAACAGCGTCATCGAAATATTTAAGGGATTTCGGCTTCTTGCCGCCGTCCTTCAGCATTCCGGCCATTCGTTCCAGAAACAGCGCTTTCAGGAAGGGAATGTCTGCGCCGATGCCAAGGAAACGCTCGGCATACACCCGGTCATCGGCAGCTGGGAAAGCGCGCTGGTGTTCCTTCCCAAAAACCTCCACCCTTGCCGCATCGAACGCACGGATTACCAAAAGCACCGGGTCAGGTGGCGCGGCGTCTTCAGACACTGCACTATCCGTTGTTTCTTTCTTGCTTTCTGAAGTAGAAGACTGAAGATCGAAGATAGAAGGGCCGTCATCTTGCCGATGGGATGTTATTTCCTTCCCGCTAGCGTGGTTTTCACCAACCCGGCGGCATGGTGAAACAAACTCATGCGGCAAGGTGTCCTTTTTTGCTTGATTACAAGGCCTGCACGCGGGCACAAGATTTTCGATGGCATTCTTACCGCCCTTACTGACGGGAATGTAGTGGTCCATCTCCCAATCATATTGAAGTGAAGTTTCGCAGTAGAAACAGGTTCCCCCGGTTTTCGCGTGGACTTTCTTTCGCAATGCAGGCCTGTGCAGGCCATACGGTGATTGTTTCTTTTTCTCGGCGGTAAAACGAGTGGCTACGCCAGCATTAGCTTTGATGTATTCATCACGAACCATTCGGCTTGAATACCAGAGTGGCCCCGGCTGATTGGCAACGAGAATGACTTCGGCCCCTTCTGAACCGGCGTGTCTCGGGCGAAAGCCAAACGGCTCGACCTGCTCATCGATATCTGCGCCCTTCATTACACCCTTAGCGACGATGGCACGCAGTTGTGCCACCTTACACCCAACCGCTTGAGCTATTTCTTTTAATGTCCATCTGACTACCCCATACTCTTCCTGGTCATGGAGGAGACACATAACGTCTATCCAAATACCCTTTTCTTCATGGGTACAGCGCCGAAGATTCGAATTACTCTGCCAGTCACCGACATAAAATTGGAAGGAAGGGCGCTTCATGCGGCGACCTCCAAACGTTTCCCCTTCCGGCAATTGCAAGTGCGGCACAGGGTCTGAAGATTCTGCATATCATCCGCGCCGCCATTAGCCCGAGCCTTTATGTGATCGACCGTAAGGTCCTCTGTGGCGTCACACTTTACGCATCTGAATCCGTCACGCCTCCAGACGGCCAGCATCGTGGTAGCCGAAAGCTGCTTCCTAGTCGGAGACTTGGCCGATTTCTGTGGATTCGGCCACGTCAGAAATTCGCCGCTATGCGCTTCGTACCAAAGATTAGCCACGCCCTCGGCGCAACTATCGCAAACATGTAGCCGAAACTGGTACATGAATTGGGCTGTCTGGGACTTCCCGCAAATGAGGCAGTGGAATGGATCTTGGCTCATGGCGCTCTCTCCCACCCATACGCCGCATAGGCCGCGTCGCGTTCTGCGGCGGTCAGACCCTCACATGCAACCCAATTTTCAATGGCAAAGCGTCTTTCGGCCGGCGTGCACCGTTCCAGCCTCAGAACTAATTCCATGCCCTTTCTGAATCCCTGCAGCCTAAGATCCTCCTCCCACTCGTGGCGAGAAGTGCGGGGGAAATCTTGCATGCGGATAACTTGCGCGCGAAACACGGTGGGGGGCATCATGCGCCTCCTTTCACGGTCACGTTCCGTGGCGGATGTGTGCCGATGGCATAGCCAGGTGGATATTTCGTCACCTTGGCGCCGGTTTCTGGGTCTTTGTATTTTCCGGTGGGAACGGGTACGTCAATCTCCTGTTCATGGCCCCAGGTATTGCGCACGGTCTGCTTGCGGAATTTCATCTTGGGCTGTTGCGCCGCCGGTGCTACCTCTACGGCAGTCGCCTGTTTCTTCTCCGGCTTCACTGGCATCGGCCAGCCATCCTCGTCTGATGGATACCCATTTTTGACCAGCTTGATATGCATGGCTTGAACCTGCGTTCCAGTCTTTCCCAACACGGAAGCAATTTCTATCCACCGTTTGCCGGCGGCTCGCATGGATAGGAGCTGTTGCTTTTGTTTAGGCATCCAGGACCCCTTTCTGGATGCGGGCTTTTCCTTCAGCGCGGCCCCCCCCCGTCCTCACCGAATCATTTTTTCCGCTTGGGACCTCTTCCCCGGCCGGGGTGCCATTCTCTTCTGCTTGGGCCATTTCCGGGCCAGCAAAGCGGGATTCATCATGGGATAGCGCTTCGGCGGGAAGTTTCCGAATCATCCCGGAGAGATTCGACACATCTACTACCGCCTTTCGGTCGCCGGTGATCACTGGCTCTATCCGCTCGCACGCGCACGCAATTTCGGCATCGATAATGGCCTGCGCCACACCGGTTATGTCGGCATCGGCGCCCATGGCCTTCAAGTAGCCCTTGAGCGTCGCAGCGTTTATAAGCGTCTGGAGAGATTTCATTCTGAATCGCTCCTCTGCGCCCGCTCCTGCAGGCGCTTGAGCTTAATGTCCTGCTGGTTCAGCTTGATGTGCACTTCCCGCATTTCCTTGTCGTTGGCGTTGTGAGAATTCTCAAGCTTTCGCAGCCGCTTCTGAAGCTGCTCCAGCGCGTACTGGGTCACATCGATTTCGTTGAGCGGAACGCCCTTGGTGCGCTTGGCGACGGTGCCGAGCTTTTTTCGTGCTGGTTTGGCGAGGGAGAGCGTCATTGCGGCCATATCTCCTCCGGAAGAGCGATGCCTTCCTGCGGTGGCAGCATCTCTCTGCATGTAACGCACTGCACCGGAAACAGCCCGAGCCGGTGCAGCGTCACTTTCCCGTCCGCGAGCTTCGTCAGCCCGCAACCCGCTTTATGGGGCAGATGCAGCGTTTGGTAGCTGGCGGATTTTGGTTTTCGGGAAGTGGGTTGGGTCATCGGATAATCTCCACCTTCAGGCCCGTGTATGCCTCCAGAAGTTTCCTCTTTAAGCGTGACAGAGGGTTGTCGCGGCCCTTGACATCGATTAGGTGATATCTGGCTTCGGATATGTCCCTATAGGAGAAGTCCATCTCTACATCGCAGACCTTCACGCCCTTGATCTCGATCGGAAACTTTGGATGCACCTTGAGTTCGCTGATTTCGCCCGCCATCACGCGGAGCTTTAGATTGCCGGCATAGTAGTCGCGCTCGTGTTTACTATCGAACCAGAAGCCGTCCAGCTCACAGCGCACGTTTCCGTATTTCTGCCGCTTGATCTTGCCAAGCCCCATCGCCTCGCGCGCCTCATCTACCGTGAGGGTGCCCGCGCCTTGGTACGCGGCGGCAAGAGCCGGGCTTATGCGGACGCGCTCTGTCATTGGACGACCCATGATGGATTTGCGTTGATTTGCGACTTCCCCTTTGCCTTCAACCTGATGTTGGCCTGCCTGATGAATTCCGGAAGCTTGTATGGGCCATTCCATCTGCCCATGTCCCAGAACTCATGACCCTTCCACGTATGGCGGTAATGCCCCTTGCCGCCGAACGCTTCGATGGCCTGATGGACGACATTCGGGCGTGGCACCCTGTCATCGTCATTGGCGAACTTTCCAAACAGCGCCTCTTCATAAGCACTTGCGCGCATCAGCTTGCCCTTCTCATTGCTTTTGTTTTTAAGAATCCATCCACGGCCTGAAGACCGTAGGAGAGTGCGGAATACGAAGGGTCCCAGGCGGCCTTCTCGGCATAGGCCGTCACTTCCTCGCCGAAGCCCGCGGAATCACCGATCGCCAACAGGGCGATGGCATTGCTGAGAACCATGCGGTTATTGCGGCCATCGTGGGCGATAACGCCCCCACCGTGCTTCGCCAGCTCGCGCGCGCGAGCGTCATGGGCGGCATAAGCGTCCATTTCAGCTTTGTAGAGTTCGCGAGCCGACAGCGCCGATCTTCCACGGCTCGCAGCTACAGCGTCTTGCCATGATTTCTCGGAAACCATGCAGGCACTCCCCGTTATTGACCCGTTATTATTTGTTCTGGCGGTAGGCCCGGTCTTTGCCGGTGTTTTATTCGTTGACTTTCTTAGGCGTTTCCATCGGTGGGCACATGCTTGAGGGCAAATTCCTTCTCAAAACTCCGCAACTCGGCATCAATCAGATCCATCCGGCGCAGATCGGCATCACTGGGTTCCAGACCCGGATCGAGAATATTCATGATGCTGGCAAAAAGGTGTTGCGCGCCGCCGAAGAAAGCCATCCGCATCTCATCAACCTGTATCTGCGGCGCGTCCCTCGGGATGACCAGCAGGCGAAACCCGGCGAAGCCACCTTCGATAACCTTTCCGGCGTCGCTCAAATCCTTCGTGAGCTTGCTGGCAATCTCTTGGACGGTCGGTTTCATGCTGCTTGTCCCACTCGGCTTTGATCGTCACAGTTGGAATGCCATATGCGCGTGCCTTCCCAATCCCCAATTGCATCAATTCCCTTGGGAAAGCCGCGCTTGCCGCATTTACCGCATTTATCCCAATAACGGCGCTTGAGGGCTTGCCAAGGATGAATCTGAAGCCGCCAATGCCATACGTGCCAGCGCGGATGCCTGTACCAAGGCAGATCGGCCCGGAGTATCCAGCCATAGATGATAGAAGCGAACCGCTCTATCCTATCCTCTTGTCTCTCCTGGCCATATTTGCAGGTCATCAACTCGAAGAGCGAATCCGTGGGATTCTCGGCAAACATGATAATTTCATAAAGGTGTTTCCGCATAAAGTTGCGCGGGCGCTCCCAGCCTTCTCCCCCCAAGTGACTCCACAGGGCGCGTTGAAACATTGAGAGAGTTGTGCCAATGACGGAAAGGATGGGCTGGCCATCCTCCTTAAACCAGTCTTTCCATTCAAACTGAAAATCCTTGATGATTTTTGCGAGGACGGCCTTGTCGCCATGTTTGGCGCGCTTAAACCAGCCACACGAATCATCGGTTCCGTCGTGTTCCGGATCTCTATGCCAGATTGTAATGAACGATCTGCGGTATCCCATAGGCCATAGCTTGCTCGGGGGTTCTGAGGCCCACGGATATCGGATTTCGTGCGCGACGGTCATGGGGTCATACATTGCTGATTCCTTCACTGATTCAGTTAAAGCAGGCACGGCACTCAAAGACTGCGGGCATCACCCTTTCTTCACCGGAACCCGAAGGCTTAACCCCTCGGCATCGGCTCACGCGGCGTGTGATGCGCCACTAGCGCTTCAGCTTTCCGCAGTCTCCACGCCCTTCCGGGCATTCGTTATGCGGCCTCCTTCGCCGGTTCCGGCTTATTTCCCCGGATATGGTCACGAATGGCAATTGCTTCATCGATCCAATCCAGCGCGGCTTTCGCAAACGGACTGGTTTCCGGTGTGTGGCCAGGGCGAATTTGCATGAACCATTGCTCGCGCAATGAGCCGGAATCAGCGATAAAGGCGCACCCATTTTCCTGAATCTTGCCGCCGCTGGAGATTTCAACGCCGCGATGCTTTGCAATAGTGCCAGCGAGACAGGCGCATTCTCCAGAGTAAGTCGAGCCGTCAATTTTCCCCGCGTTGAGCATATCGCGTAGGTTCTCAAGCTCATCTGGAAGCTTGAGAACCTCCGCAATGAGGTCAGCTTTAAATCCGCGCAGGTTGGAGTCGCGCAGGTCGGAGCCGCTCAGGTTGGAGCCGCTCAGGTTGGAGCCGCTCAGGTCGGAGCCGCGCAGGTCGGAGCCGCTCAGGTCGGAGCCGCTCAGGTTGGAGCCGCTCAGGTCGGAGC